TTACACAGCTGTTTCACATTTTAAAATAATCAATCCGCTTTTCGTATAGTTAATATGAGTAACTTTATACCGATAACCTGCAATATTATAAACATCATTTACTTTTATCTTTCTTGTATGCTCATTATGTTGAAGCGTAATCAAAATTTCAGTATCTGCTGTCCTAATTGCACCGCCATCAATTGTTATTTTTTCTTGCTCAACTATGCAAGGAAAATCGTCATATATCGGATCAGTAGTTTCATATATTTCTTCACCCCACGGTGTTGTACCGACAAGAATTTGCTCACCTTCTTTAATCTTAATGGAAATTGTATGGGTACATTTTCGCATGATGGCTTTGTTATATTGTCTCCCTTCCGTCACATCAGACACAATAAGATAGTTTTTTTCATTGTGTAGAATTAAATTTCCACGTTGAATGTTAGAAAGAGTATAAATATATTTATCCTCATAATCACCGATTTTTGCATTCTGTACAATACATTTTTTCTGTATATTGTCGATGATAACCGTTTCCCCGACTGTATCAAGAAAAAATTGAAAATCGGAATTATCTATTGTAAAAGGATTCATTTTTAAACCTCCTTTTGAAGTAACATCATCAGTCATATCATGTATATTTGGAAGTAACATCATAAAGTAAAGACCATGTAAAGACCTCTTATCTACGCAGGTAAAGAGGGAACGAATAACGCTCCCTCTTATGAATTAAACAACATAAATACATTACCCGTTTGCTTTTGTTCATCTGTTTTCATTTGACGGATTTTTCTTTCTAAACTGTCGATACGATTCATAAGGTTTTCATGAAAATCAGTAACGGTCATATCTTCATGTTTATAGTTTTTCATGAGTTGAACATTGTTGGCAATGCTTTCAAGAATGGAAAGTGCAGTTTTATAAATGTTTCGTTTTGCTGTTGCCGATTGAGGATTATATTCATCATGCGGATTAAGTCCATTTTCAGCAAGGTAAACAGCTAATTCGTTTTGATCTAAATCAATCCCTTTTGTTTCAAGCATAAGGCGTTGCAAATTCGTCATATTCATCATTTCCTTTCATTTTATTTTTATGGAATGGGTAATCATAGACAAAGCGAATTTATTTTTAATAGAAACGAGCAATATTTCATCTATGTTAAAAAAACGTTGATATATAGGCGTTTTTTGAATGTATAGTGAATGTGCGAAAAGTATTGAAATATCAACGTTTTTGGATGGTAGGGAATTAAAAGAAGTCGTCCGATTTTCAGCGACAAACGTTAAAGTCGTCCGAAATTGAAAATTTTTTTGTGGGTGTGTAAAATGACTTGCTACGGGCAAATTTTGGCAATTAGGGGTACTTTTTTATGCTTTTTCAATTGCCTGTATAATGTTTGTTATATGGGCGATTACTTCCTATAACATGCATTATGTTAACTAGAGCATATTTTTCCCTAATTTTTACCATATTTCATGTAATTTTTTACATTTTTAAGCCCATCTACACGCTATACGCCTAACCAGTCCAATTTTTGACTTATCCGCCTGCCCTCACTTATTTTTGGTAAGTGTGTCGTTTTTCGGGAAATATTTTTTATTTCCCCATTCATAACATGCGAGCGCAAGCGGATATATTACTGTCAAGTATTTTCCCTTGACACATCTACATTTTCATTAAACACAACATCTTGTGTCTTATTATCAACTCCACTACTATATGTAGTGTCATTTTCTTCCTTCAATCTCATTAACTCTTGCTGAACATCATGCACGTATGGATTCTGTTCAATCATCGTTTGCAAACTCAATCCGCCTACTTCACGCAACATTTTCATATTCTCAATAACTTCTTTATCGTTGCTTGGCAACTGATAACTAAACACAAGCCCTAACGAATCATACTCATCATCAGTAAACGTTACGCCTTTGTATTCTAATAACTTTCGTATCTTCTCAAAACGTTGCTCAATACCTTCTCTTATATATTGCTCATTCTGTCCTGCTTTCATTAATGCCATTTGATAGAGAATACGCACTGCTTCTGTACTCACATTTGAAATATCCGTACGCCCAACTGCAATCGCAGGCAAATGTGCTACTGTATATAAAGCATTCAACAATGTCTCATACAACGTATCAAATGCATTTGAATCAAACTTATTCGATACAAATTCAAATGTACTCCCATCATCAAGACACAATCCTGCTCCCACGACATCAACAGGCAATCCTTCACCTTTTAATTGTTGTCCTGTCACAACTGGAATACCTGTAATAAACTTATAATATGCATCAGTTGCTTTTGAAATTAAATCTTCAAGTGAATCCAAAATACTTATCCAGTTCTCTAATTCACTTTTACCTTCATTCTCATTTACTTCATTTGTTGTTTTATAAATGATCGGCAATCCACTTAAATTCGCATATCTTCCTGTCATTCTTAATTGACCGCCTTTGTTGTTATATGTTTCGACAACATCATCACTATAAACAACATAATAATCAATGCCATCCACCATATACGCTTGAATAAATGCAATCATTTCATTATCGTGATTATAAATCGGATACCCTTCACTTGCATCAATTAGCTTTGATTTAATCGTATTCTTATCCATATACACATACTCATATACTTGACCATATTTGAGCATCGACCCAAGAATACGATAATTCAATCGGTCATATTTCCCTTGTTTATTTACTTTTTGATATTCTTTTGCAATTCTTTCCTTACCTGTTATTGTGATAGGATTTTGCAATAAAAATGATACTTGAAAGTTTAATAACGTCAACGCATGATTCAAAACAATCTTTCTTGGTACATACTCCTTACCTGCAAACTTCTCATTGGGCTTTTGAAGAATCTTATGTTTTCCATCAAGATAATCTTTTAAATTTAACACATTCATTACACGTTGTTGATTCGTTACACTCTGCACTTCCTCAATAAACCAGTCCGAACGCCCTTCGTGATATTCCTTTATGTACTGTTCAAGATTCATTACTATTCCCCCTTTAAAGAAAATAAAAAATGACTCCCCAAAATTAAGGAGTCATCAAATATCAACATAATATTTAGCTTGTTTCATTGCTTGCACACATAATGCCATCGACATCACCATATCATCATGATAATTATTTCCTTTTTTGTTACCCATCTTTCCTTTGTTATCTTCTTGATAAATTTTCATTTCCTCAAGCGTACGTACACATTCAATATTGATATAACCAAGTTCAAACGCCTGTTTTAAATCTTCTATAATTATTGGTTTGGTAATTCTTGTTGTAGTGAAACCTCTTTGCATTTTACGCTTTCCACGCTGGTCAAAAATCTTTTCTTTCATTAAGTTTTGAAAGCCATGATCTTTAAAAAGTTTCTCAATAAATGGCAATCCTACGTTATTTCTTTCGACTGCTGTGAAAGCGTAATTATAGAATCTTAAAAGCGAATTTGCTATTTCAGCCATCTTGTAAACTGGAATGTCATTTGAATACCAACTTGCAACCTGTTGACCATCAGCGTCTAAAATATTAATTGCCGTATAATCGTTAGTACCTCCAGCCCCCGATGCCACGTCTACACCTGCATAGTGACGTACTTTTGGCTTTGGAAGATGATAAATAAAAAGATTTTTATTGATATACGGTTTTAAAACATCGGGCAATATGTCATAAACTTCTTTTGTTTCTAAAGGCGGTATCACATATTGCAAACGTTCAATAATTTTTGCGGTGTCGAATACTGACTTATTGCTTTCCGCAAATGCAATATCTGGAGTAGTCGGAAATTCCCTGTTAAATTTTTCCAAACTATTTGTTTGTATGTAATATCTACGAAACATCAACTGCCGATATGTAGCACCGTATTTATCACGGAGAATCTTTTCATCATGTTCAAGGTCATCATATGTCATTCTGCGCCCATTATTATTTGCTTTAAACCATGCTTCGCTTTCATCGAATGTATGGCGGAATTGCTTCTCATATGCTTTAGAAAGCCATGAATAGAAGTGGCTGCGCCAAACACTTTCTTTGTCACGATGCGCTTTCATGAACATTTCTTGATAGGTGTTATAGCCGTATGCTGTGGACTCAATAATGATTGCACTAGATTCATTTTTTGCAAGCGCAGGAATACATGTTGCAATTATTTCTTCTTGCACATCGGCAGGGTATTTAGCCATTTCAGAAAGGTGTATGATTTGGAAGGTATTTCCACTTATACTATCTTCACCGTTTGCAGTAGAGATAATGACCCTGCTTCCATTCTGTAAATACAGTTCGTCCCTGTTATTTAGTAATGTTTTCGGAAACAAATCTGGGTACTTCTCATGAGGAAGGTTTTTATACATCTTCTTCAATTTAACAAAAAGCGATTTACTGACGCTTGAATGATGAGTCATGATAATATAGTTAGTGTCGGGCTTGGTACATGCACTATACAACATATAGGCAAGAGATAGGGTAGTAAATCCTATTTGCATTTACCTTCACATAGGTTCGCTACGCCTATGCCGTTCTCAAAGGAACTACTCTACATTGCTGTAGAGATGAGACCATATCTTCTACCTAAAAAGGTAGCCCCCCGTTTCGAGTACCAATCGCTTGTACCCTACGAGCAAATGCTCTGGTCGTTACACCTTCCGTATTTCTACGGCTTGGCTCGGTATTGTCCATGTAGGAGTTTCACCGAGTTAGAGGGGTTTAAGTATGCCATCACTGACATACTGCGCCATCATTAACGCCCTTTTAAAATGATATTGTATTTTGACATTTCATTCATAAATTGTTCTTGTTCAGGATTCAACACGAATGAGACAAGTTCATTATTATTGTCGATTATCTTAATGAAATTGCGTGAGAACAATTTAAAATCGTTCATGATAATCTGTAATTTCTGCTCTTTCGTTAATTTTTTAGCCAATCTAATCACCTCCTACAAAAACAAAAAAAACAAGGTATCAATTTTGATACCCTGCTTAAAACAGACAATATGTCGGTTTTAAATCTCTAAATCATCCTCTTCTTGCACTTCTTCATGTTTTGTTTGTGTCCGATTCATCGCTTTTTGAAGTTGTGCCATATCTTTATGAATTTGTAAAAACATTCTTACTGCCTTTTCATCACCTTGTTTTGCCTTCTCCGAAACAATATCATACACAGTTTCAAGGTCTCGTTGCATTTTGCCCTTCATATACAACATATACAATTCAAAATACTCATCCGTTTGTTCCCAATTGTGAAAGACGGTAAATGAACGTCGATCTGCCCACTGTAAAAACTCTTCGTCTGTCATATTTAAAATATGTGCATTTTTAGCTGTCCGTATTTGAAATTTTCTCATGAAGTACGCTCGTTTGCGCCAATCAATTTTTTCAAGTGCTTTGTGTATGCCTTGATTTCTCATTTTATATCATCTCCCTTATTTTTTTGATTAAAAGAAAATGGACTAGCGTTTTGCTAGCCCATCAATCTAATTCATCAAGAAAACTTAAATCATCGTCATCTTCAACAATATACGTTTTTCGCTTTTTATCTATTTCATCAAGCCACGCACTCAATTTACTTTGTCGTTCTTGACGTTCTTTTTCTGATTGTTCCTGCTCTTTTTCTTCTTTTTCCCATTCTTCAGCAACGATAGCCGCAATGTCAATGACTTCACGCTTTCTTTTTTGTTCTGCTTCTCTTTTTGCTCTTTCCGCCATTTTCACATATTCATTTTCAACTTTTTTCGCAACAACTTTCACCGTTTCATTTTCTTGTGTCGGAAAAAATTCATTCACAACTGTATCTTTAATAGAGCGTATTTTATCACTTGTCAACATTTCCCCTGTTTTCACATGCTCAATGTACAGTTCCCATCCTCTTTGAATCATGTCTGGACGATCATCATACACAAATTTACCACCTATTAAGTTCCCCGTCTGGAATCCTTCAATTTCTCCGTATCCTTCAAGATGTTCCTCATAATACGAATAGAAAATACAATCAACCTCATTCACATCAATTGAATCAATATTCTTTTCATCAACCGCAACAATATCGCCATTCTTCAATCGCACTGCATTTGTCATTTGTTTAAGCATTTCTTGTTCTGCTTTACGTTTTTCATCTTTTACTTTCTCTTGTGCTTCCTTCATTAACGATTCAACAATGTATTTACCTTTTTCATTTTTACTAATTGCATTGATTCTTGCTTCTGCCTGCTTCTTTAATTTCTCGTCATTTGTTGTGAGATAAATGTAAAAATCATTAGCAGTTAATTGTGAACCTTTTACATACCAATTATGTTCTCGTTGCTCTTGCTCATTAGCTGTATTTGTAGTATCATTTTCTTGTACAATTTGAACGGTTTCTTTAGATGATGTTGTCACTTGTTTGGCAACATCTTTTTCTTTTTGTTCGACTTTTTGAATATAGTATCTATTCTTCTCTTGTTTTTTCTGATTGCTTCGTATTTCTTCATCTGTGTATTCTCCGATTTCTTTATAAATAATCCCACGTTTACAAACATCTTCAATCATTTCAATAGCCGTCTTTCTCGAAACACCAAGCACACTTGCCCAGTCATTATAAGACGCTTTAAAACCATTTAATTTTTGGTAACGTGCTACACAGAAATAAATATAGCAATCAGTTACATTTTTAAATGAACGGAATTTTTCGTATGAAATGCCTTCAAATCCTGTTGTTTCAATTTCTCTAAATGTAATATATAAAGCAGTGTTATTTTTAAATTGATCGGTTTCAAATGAAATAATACCTTTTTGTTTTAGATTCAATAAGCAATTCATAATGATTTTTTTATTGCTGGATTCTTTGTTGCTAAAAGAAATATTTAATGTCTGATGAATTAAATCAATACTAGTTAATACATATTCCTCATATGTTCTGTTTGTGTAAAGATAGCAATAAATATAAAACTCATCTTGTGATAATTTATATTGTGAAGAATAATCAGCAAATGAATTATAACATTTGATAAACATATACAATTTCCCCTTTCTTGATTAATTAATTATTGAATAACTAATTTTGAATAACTACTTACTTAAAACTAAACAGAAAACTTACTCAACTATCCTTCTATGTAAGTAAGTTTTCTTTGTATTTATAGTATTCTATGTATTACAGTGTAAATTTCGTCATTTTTTTGCCGAAAATTACACCACCCCTAGTGTAAATATCGGCAAAATTTTTCCGATTTTTACACCACCCTAGTGTAATTTTGGGAAAAATTTTTCCGTTTTTTACACTAGTGTATTTTCCGTCACTTTTTTGCCCGATTTTACACTAGCATGATATTCTTTGATCGCTTGATTAAGTTCATCCGTTACAGAAAAAAGATAGAATTTTTTCAGTGTTCTGTCTGCATATGCTTTTGTAATGTATTCAATATTCTTTTCATATCGTAAAAAATCAGCCAATCGTTTGTCATAGCAAAAGAAATAATTTTTAGCCATTTTTGATTACCTCCTATTTAAATTTAAATAAGGCGAACAAAAATTGTCCGCCTCAATGGTATGTATAAGATACAAAGTTTCTTTTCGTATAAGCTAATGAAATAATCCGTTCTCTTTCGGGTAACTGTATGTATGTTTCATGATTTGCTCTTTCACATTTCTTTATTAACTTAAATTGTTCTGCTGGAAGCCCTATTTCAAAATCAAAAAACGGTTGAATTGCATCAAACTTAATGTCTGATTGCAAACAACCGTTTTCATCAATTGATATTTTTTCATAGAGTCCATATTTTTTAATTAGATCGTAAAAATATTTCATATCTCTTTGTTTAAGAATATCAATTAATTCAGTATATCCTAGTTCTTCAAGCCAATTAGTATGAATAGGTCTAAAATAATCAGAATAGAACCCCTTAAATCCTGTGTCAATTGCAAGCAAAATTTCTTTACCATCTGTTGTTTTTGGTAATGAAATATCGTATATACTCATGATTAACATCAACGTTGACATCGAATATTTTGACGTGTAATTTTCGCATGAAATATTATGTACTATATTTAAGTTAGCGCAAAGTGGATTATGTTCATCATTTTTAGTTCGTTTACTGATATGGTTGTCGAAACAACGACTTTTTAGAAATGCCATATCTACACCAATTGTTTTATTTTCTGTTTTTTCGTGACGATAGAAGTTTTTAAAATTGTAAAAATAGTTTATATTCCATTTGTTAGTAATAACCTTTAATAAGCTACATGAAATAGCACTATCCACATCATCACCAAGAATTAAATCATATTTTTTATGAGTTTCATTAATAAAATTCGGGAATTTCTCTCTCAATTCTTTTTTCATATAGTACAGTGAAAGAAAGAGAATACTCCCGCAACTCCTGTATATTTAAAATAAAATTTTCGTCAACGTCATGACGAATATAAAAAGCACTCCTTTTACTCATAAAAACAAACGAGCAAAAGGAGTGCGGTCATGACGTATTCTTAATATCTTTCTTCACTTTTTCACCTCCACTTTCTTTTTTGATTAAAATATGTGTTTTATTTTTGGTCTATATAGCGTCTATATAGTTCTACTTTCTCTTTCTTCATTCCACATTCGCCCCTCTCGTATCTCGAAAGAAGAGATTGCGAGCATTGTAGTACTTGTGCCAGTTCTTTTTGTGAAATTCCTTTTTTGCGTCTTTTAAGTAAATACTCATCACGCAATTTGATGTTCATTTCCTTCACCTCCAATCAAAAATATGAGTAAATTTTTTATAAAAAAAGAGGATACAAGCAAAATGCAAGTATCCCCTTTTTGGCTCTTATGTATTTAATTAAGCAACTGTAACAACTGCAACGGCTTTCGGGCTAGCAACTTTCAATGTTGCTTCAGCAATTACTTGCCCTTTTACGCTGTCACCCGTTTTTGCAAGTGGCTCGAATGCTGGCTCACGCAAATATACAAGATTTAAATATGCATCGTTAAATACAACCATTTTATCTGCTGGTACATGTTTAGAAAGAATTAAATTCAATGTGCCGTAATTTGTTTCAATACTATCAACAACTAAACCGAAATTAGTAGTTATATGTTGATAAGAATAACGATCTTTATAGATTGCGTCAATTTGCTCTTTAATATCAGCGTTCACAAGCGCATAATATTGACCTTCCGCAAGGTCTTGATTCCACAAATTGCGCATTACTCGTTTCACATCATCTTCTTTAACTGTACCTTTTACATTGACTGCGTTTGTCGGATCTGCAAATGCAACTAATCCTGCCATTTGGCGTTTATATGGAGCAGTAGAGCCGTCATTTTTAGTTCCGTTGATTAGTTTTTTCTCTAAATTAATTTTTAGTTCAAGTAAACGATCATTAATTTCACTTGCGAATTGATTAGATTGCATAGCGATAGCAGTACCCGAAATGCTCACGCCTTTTTTGAAGATTTCAAGCACATTGTTGAGTTCTCTGCGTCCGCTTTCAGTAAATACAGTTGTATCTTCGCCCTCAACTGCTGAAATATCTTCATCATGAACAAGTGAACGTTCACGCCATGTGAAAATAGGAGATGTTGCTTTTTCAACTTTTCCCTTCGCAAGAAGTAAAGATGTTAAAGGTGTATATTCTACCCCAACAACCGCAATTTCTTTTGAAAGATTTACTAATTCAGCATTTGTGAAATTTGTAGATTTAAACATATTACATCATCCTCCATTAATTTTAATTTTTATTATTGAAATAATTTTGATAATTTAACTGCGATCATGCCAGCCACATTTTTTTCTTTTTCATACTTTGAATATTCATCTGTTTTGGCATAATCGGCAGGAATATAGCCAGTTTGGATTTTGATTTCATTTACGATAGTAGTTAGCTTTTTCACAACATCTTTTAATTCATCTTCATTAGATACTTTTACGATATCAGCAAACTTTTCTAAACCATTTTCTTTAAGTGTTAATTGTACTTGTTTTTGAAATAATTCTTGTTCCTTTTCAGCCATCTTTTGCGCTTTTTCTGCTTCTTGTGAAAGCATTTGCTCCATTTTCTCCATCTGTGCAACTAGTTCAAGATATGTTTTCATATCTACCGTTTGTTGTTGCTCTTGTTGTTGAGTTTGCTCTTGTTGTTGTTGCTCTTGAGTTGTTTCAGTTTGAGTAACTTTTTCATCAGACATAATATCTACCTCCATTTTTATTTATTGAATTGAATTTTTACCGAATCTCTAACAAGAATCGGCTTGTTGTTGTATAACCCTCGAAACTCGAAAATAATTTCTTGTTTGTCATCGGGGAGTACATAATCATAAAAATAGACACCAATATCTTCTTTATTGGTGTCATCTAATGTTATCTGTTCAATTTGTTGTTTATTAGCGTCATAAATCGTCAACTTCACATCGGCAGGAATAATTGATTGCCCATCGAACGTGCGAAAATGACATCGAAACCGTACTGTATCGCCTGCAAGTACCATCATATCACCTCCACATAGGAAGGATTTTCGATTGTGTATGTATTAGATAAATTTTCTTCATGATGAGCATATGCATATATTCTTAATATTTCTTTTTTCGTTTGACATGAAATATTCGAAACAATCGGCTTTATGTACGATGAAATATTTCTATCTTCATTTTTTGTAAGCGTTTGTTTTTGCTTTATAAGTGTTTCAAAATGAACATGTGATATAAAACTATTCACTGATACAAATTCACGTCTATGGCGAGATATGAGCGTCTGAATGTGCTTTGCGTATGAAGCAACCTCTCTACTCTCTTTTTTCGCTTGTGTTTGCAGTTGTACAGAAGATGAAATATGCTTTGCGTATGATATAGCTTCCCGACTTTCCTTTTTTGATTGTGTGCTTCTATTTGTATTAGAAACTATATTTTTTATATATGAAATGACTTCAATATACATAAAAAATCACCGCCTATTGTTGCGGTACTTGAATTTTAATGCTCAATGTAAGTTCATCCTGCGCAGTTTCAAACGTGAAAGGTGTAAATGTTTCTTCTGTCATGATTCTATTTTTCGTGTCTAATACTTGAATTTTTGTAACTGTTGAAGAAAGGGAAACATCAGCACCCGAAACAGTTAATGAAATTTCAAGCACTCGATTCGATTCAATTTCAACTGTTTCAAAAATCTCTTCTCCCCAAGGCGTTTTACCTATTTTAATTTGTTGTGTTCCTTTCGTATGTGCCCATCTTGCTTTTGTGCCATCAATATTTGTAGTGAATACTTGAGCATTAGAAGCATTTAACAATACAATTTTCTTCCAATTTGCTACGATATGCTCACGAATAGAAACATATCCGTTTGTGTGAATTTCAGCCATTATTTAGCTACCTCCAATTTCTCAATTTTTTGTTCAATACGCTCGATTGCTTCAACTATTCTTTGCTGTGCTTCATTTTGTTTTTCAATTTGTTGTATTAATTTTTCTTCACGCTGTTTGGATTCTTTTCTTGTATCATGAAGCAACCAAACGAAAAGGACTGCGAATACGCCATTGCTTACAAATTGCTCTAATGGAATAGATGAAATGTCCAATGTCAATGCCCCCCTTTCATGAAAAATTAAAAAATATGAGTAAAAAAGAGATAAAAAAAGAGTGAGCATTTAGCTCACTCTCAAGAAAATGGAGGCGAAAAAGTGAAAACAAGAATTAATTAATAAAGATTCTCGTATTGTTGAAGTATAAAGAAGGGAGATACCCTTCATTCGTTGTCGATTGAATCGGCAACCAATGAAAAATACCTCTCTCATATATAATGACTTTTTTTATTAAATGCACCATTTACCCTTCACTAATAATGACTTTTTTTATTAAAAGGGTACAATTCAATATTTACCCCCTCATAAATAAGGACATTTTTTATTAAATACATGTAAATTTTCATCATTTTACACACATGAAATTTTATAGTATCCATAATATTGCTTTTTTACGGAAAATTTTTCGCGATTTTTCCTTAAATTATCCTCTCATCTTTATATATTTCCCTTACACCTTAAAATTTACCGATTTTTATTCTTTTTAATTTATGACAATTTTGTGAACAATTTAAAACGGTTATTTTATTATAATTTATTTTATACTGTTCATAATATAGCTATTTTACAGAGTTTTTTTCCCGTATTCTTTACGATTTTTTTCGAAAATCCGTGCATTTTTCTAACTAGCATACACTTCATACATTTCTATCAATGTACTTTCGTATTCACGATCAAGAGTACCTTTTACAATTCCCCAGTAGTAGCCAAATATATTCCGCACTTTACGCCCCTGTTTAATGTTTCTGATTAATTGCTTCATTGCGTCAACACCCAATGAAATACGATCATCTAGCGAATAATAAGTATGATAATACGTTTGAATAGTGATTATCTTCCAAAATTCTTCAATAGCTTTTGCATCATTAAAGAAACATCTCACAAAGTCACGAAACTCGGCAGGTACTCTATTGCTTGTATATGAAGCGTCAAGTTTATTTTCTTTTTGCACGTTTTCATTACGTTTATTTATATGATTGTTAGTTTCTAAAAGATTATTAGTTTTATATGCTCCGTCAATTTTCGCACTTTCTGCTACGTCAATTGTAGACGAATCAGAAACAATTTGTGACTGGTAACGTTGAAATACATATACATTATGCGCCTGCTTGCCGTTTTCTTTTGTTGTGTTATGTACAATCAAAAGACCGAATTTCTTCGCTTTTCGCAACATACGCTCAAATGTAGAACGTGAAATTTCTTGACCTGCTACATGACATGCTGAAACAAGCGTTTGAATTTTCGCATTGCAAACGCCAGCGACTTTTGCGGAGTATCTAATTAGACGTTTGAGTGCAATAAGTTCACTTTTTGTGAATTTTTGTTTTAAGTCAATCATCCATTGCTCAATATGATTATTAAAATCTTTTATGTCACGAAACTGTGATAAATGCTTAAATTGCTCAATGTTACCGCTTCTCATTGTCTGCCCTCCTATCGAATGTATGTTCGATAGGATAAACATATTGAAATAAGCATACATCTTGCATGTTTTTAAAAAATATTGTATGCTTTAAGTAATCGAATTGTTTTTCAATATGTCTATCCTAACTGGGAGTGATGTTGGCGCATCGCTCCCACTTTTTTGTTTTGTTACTGTGCGAATGATAATGCTTCAAAAGCTTGTTGCGCATCTTGAAGTGCTTGCTCTTGAAATGATGTATCTTTTCCTTCCCTTTTCGCTTGTTCAATATCTTTTCGCATCTGTTGAATGTGAGAATATAGCGCAACTTTAATACTGACTAATTCGGTTTCAGTAAGTTTTAGTGTTTTCATTTACGCTACCGCCTTTCTTTTGATTCTTGCTTCAAACCCTGCATAAAGCGGACAATCGGGCATATCAGAACAAAATGTATTGATCGTTTGCTCATATGTGATACGATGATATTGTGAGCCAGCAAACACTTCGATAATGAATGAATCGTCTAGTTTAACAAACTCCCCGATCTCTGTTTGTAAAAATGCTTGCCCTTTCTCGATGATGAGTGTGCCGAGTGTGTATTGTTCAAGAAATGCGTCTATTTTGCGTGTAGTGTATTTAATGCTTTCAGAAAGAATATTCATATTTGATTACCTCCTAAATATCGAGATTGTTTAACGGATTATATTTGTCATTTTGCTCACGCAAGTCATTCCCCCACATCGCTACATATTTCATTGTGACGCTGATATTTTGGTGACGCATGAGTTTCTGAATTGCAAATGCCGACATACCCGACATGGCTAATCTGTGACAAAATGTGTGCCGAAACGTATGAGACGATAGACGTACATCTTTAAAATTCATGATTTTCGCTAGACGCTTAAAAACATTCTGTACTGCGTTCGGTGTAAGTTGCTTATTGTATCTATTTGTGAATACATACTCACTTAAATTTTCAGCACCGAAATATTGCTCACAATACAACTTATAAGATGATAATTCTTTAACCAATTTTTCAGTTATTGGAATCGTTTCACGTTTACGACTTTTGCCGAAAACGGTAATAGTTTGATTGACAAAATCAACATCTGTCCATTTTAAAGAACATAATTCACTTAATCTTAAACCTGTGCCAAGTAAAGTAACGATGATCGAATAATCACGATAAGCATAGAACGCTTTTTCTCTTTGTTTAATTCGTCTATAATAATTCAGCATTTGCTTAATGTGATAGTCAGAAAAAACGTCAATTTTAATATCTTCTTTTGCTCGTTGAATTTTATCCGCTGGATTTTTATTAATTACTTCAATTTCAATCATGTAATTGAAAAACGCTTTGATTCGTTGGAGTTTCGTATTTGTGGTGGTGGAGTTGTTTCCTATATTTTGACAATGAAGCAAATATTTCTTGATCGTATTCGATGTAACGTCTTGAACATTTAATATTTCATTTTCATTACAAAAATTTAGAAAATGATCCAAAATGTTTTTATAACTCTCGATAGTTTTAGGAGTAACATTTTTAAATTTCCTATCATCACAAAAATCTTGAATTGCAAATTTAAGCAACAAAAAAACCACCTCACATTCTCTGTGAAGTGGTTTTACCGTATTGTAGCAAGTTTCGCTACGACCACAACATTTTTTAATGTTGCGAATGTTGAGCGAACCCTTGATACAATTATTTGCGATGATTCCGACTGGGCTCGAACCAGCGACCTCCACCCTGTCAAGGTGGCGCTCTCCCAGCTGAGCTACGGAATCGTATGTTGTTGTGTTATCGAACACATTTTTCATTATACTCACCTCCGCCCACAT